TAATAAAGCAGGGTTGTAACTTATATGAATAGGAAAAATGGCAATGACATAATGGAATGGCGTCTTGCAGAAGAGTGGAGAAGAACACAACGGAAAAAGACTAAGTTATTGATTGAAAATCATTAACAGATGGGCGGCATCTGACAAAAAAAGACCGAATACTATTAAATACCCTATTAATCAACACCTTAAGCATTGCATTGGCGATAGATTGGCTACATTGGATTTAATGGCCCGGATTGTTGTTGATCAGGATGAGATACAATCTTTTAACTATCATGACAATTGTTAGAATAATGTTTATTGTGACGACTACAATTAGAGGTGTGACAAGTGTGGTTGCCCAAGACAATTTCAAGGTGGCAGCAATACCAGGAATGCCAATGCTTGTAAAACTTGGATTTTGTGGAAGGATGGAGTGAATGAATGTGGTAACAACAAGCATCAGGGAACACAAGATGGCATAGGAAATATTATGATAAAGTTCTTTCAACAATTTCAGCTTTGCGTAAGTCGGTGCCCCGATATGATTTGGATGAGACGCAATCTTTTCTAATATTCGATTTTCTTGATCATAAATCAATACTATAACTGATAGCAAAAGCGCGGTGAAAATGGCTCCAAAATTAACTAATAATGAATCTAAGTCTTTGTTTAAGTTAAAAGAAAAATATGCACATAGCAATGCAACGCCCACAGGAAAAATAATGAATGTCAAAACATCCATCTTTGATATCTTATTATCCTGCACTCCTTTTAAAGACTTGAAATGTGCTTCGATGATACATGCAATATTTATCTTTCCGCTCATAAACAAATCTCCTACAAATTAATCGTCCGTATTATGTCAGACATTATACCACGCGACCATTTATCAATCGAATCAAAGTCAGGATTACCTGCGACAATGTCTACTTCTTCGAGGTCTATCTCAATTTGGCAAAATGCCTGCTTCCCATTATGACCGACAACAAAGGTTTTTTTACTTCCATTCATAGTTACAGTTGCTTTGACCTGACTTGCTTGCTCTTCCAATAGCCCGATCAAATTATATTCGTCGGTATTTCTTCGCATAAACGCACCGAGCTTACCTAACGTCTTGTTTCTTTTTGCTTTTATAACATATTCATGTTCGATATCACCTAACTCGGCAATTTGATCTTCTATATTTTGAGGTGGCCTGAAACCAAATACTTTTATTTCTTTCATATCAGCTTCTAACCATCTGACCATAGCCTTTTCGTACGAAAGAATCTGCATTTGTACGTTTTTAGTAGTTGCACTTCTAAAGTAACTTGAAAATTCAGATAAGAATAGAGATTTAACACCGTCACTTTTGAACGTATACATTAGGGCAATACCCTTCCTAGATTCCTTAGGAAGATAAAAATTAAAGTAATAGTTTCTGACATCTGCATGTATAGTTTCTTTTTCAAAAGCAACCTGGCTATCAACAGTGTTAATAATGTCATTTTTAAACCCATAATCCCCCACACACATCCAGCCGCTTATTATTCTTTTTTCAGCGTCTGACTTAATATTTAAGAATTTATAGGTCTGCTGTTTCTCTTCCACTTTCTTAAAGGCTTTATGTTCATCTATGAACCTCACCAATAAATCATACATATCATATTGACCAATTCGATCAATAAAATCGTATCTATTTTCAGGGGTGGCACTTTCTGAATGAGGATTGAAACAACGAATAAAGTATGGAGCTAAAGCATACATAATAAAATCCTTCTCATAAAATGAATAATATTGCGACTAATTAATTGTCTAACTCAAGCGTTGCAATAACTTTCCCTGCAGGTTCGACTTCATTCACAGAACATGCGAAACTCGAATTGCTTTTAGTAACATTAATTTTTTTACCAGGCAAAATTACGACATCATAAATATCATATTTACCGTCAATCGCTAGTAACCATCGGCCATTGCTAACGCTACGAATTCCGGTATCTACTATCCAAGCAGCATGATTACTATTGATAAATATAGGCGTGGCCGGTTGCTGACTCAAAAACGAAAAATCGACATACCAAGATCCATCGTCCTCAAGAATTCCTGAGTTTAGATTTTTCTTAGGTATTGATTCTGATTGATTTTCAGGAGTTGTTTCGCGCTTATCACTTCCCTTGCCAGTAGCAAGCCACTTTAAACTCACTCCTGTATCTAGCGCACAGGCCACAACTACGTCGCCGGGGAAATAACTGCGTCTTATCCAAGTGCTTACTGTGCCAGAAGAGATATCAAGCAATTCACAAAGCTGTTTCTGCATCGTGAACCCATAGGCATCTAGAATCCTACGAAGCACCGCTTTTCCGCCATTAGATATAACTTCTTCATAGAGTGCTTTACCCTTAAGGTTTTCAGCTTTCACTGCTGAGCTTGCTTTTTCAAGCTCACCGGTAACTAACCAACTGATTTCAGCACCAGTGTCTAATGCGCATTGCACTATCGCATTGCCAGGCACTTGCCCCCGCTGCATCCAGCCAGCAACGTTGCTTTTAGCAATACCAAGATGCTCCGCCAGCTCTTTCTGCATGCTAAACCCGTAAGCTGAAAGCATCCGCTCCAAAACATCCGCACCAACAGCCTTTTCGATACGCATTGCACACCCTGAATTTGATTTTCTTGTTTACAGATAAGAAAAACGGATCTAGAGTGTTAACACACCACATGTAACACCATAGAACATACTTACTAACTGGAGATACTGCTTTATGCACACTGAAAATGCAAACAGTCAAATCGCATTTGACTTAGTGCAATCTCAAGATTTTATTGCCAATGTCGCAGCGATTTTGATGCCAGCTATCAGCGAAGCAGTAAACGACGCCGTAAACAAAGCCGTCACGCTCGCCACATCCCCAACCATGTCTAAGCAGGACTTTGCTACAGCCAACCGCATCAGCCTGTCTGTGCTGGAGAAATGGATTGCTAATGGCGTTGTCTTGCTTGCCCCTACTCCATCTTTCACCTACACGCAGAACCGCACTAATCGTAAGACCGGCGAAGTGGTAGAAACCACCATGACGAAACATGGCAATCCGCTTATCAATGTTGCTGCATGGCGTGAGAAGAACCGCCAACAAGCAATCAAATGCCGCTATATCAAACCATAACTTGATTTTGCAAGTTAAGAAGGATCTGAGCATGTTTGATTTCAAGGTTTCTACCCATACCCATTACGACGATGCCTGTCGCAAATTCGCGTTAGCTCACAACATGGAAGACGTAGCTAAGCAGTCCGGCATGCGTGCGCAAACGTTGCGTAACAAGCTGAATCCAGACCAGCCACATCAGCTTACCGTCTTAGAGGTTTTAGCCCTTACTGATGTCACTGAGGATGCAACATTAGTTGATGGCCTGCTGGCGCAAATCCAGTGCCTCCCCTGTGTGCCGGTAAACGAAGTAGCTGATGAAAAATTTCCCCTTTATGTCATGAAAGCCACCGCAGAAGTGGGCCAATTAGCAGCAGGCGCAACCTCTAAAGAGCCTATGACAGCCAACTGTAAACGTGGCCTTCTGCAAAACGTTAATAGCGGTATTCGCTGCTTAACACTGGCCGCAATGGCTGTACAGGCGCGTATTCAGGCTAATCCGGCCTTGTCCTCAACTGTCGATGCTATCAGCGGCATCGGTGCATCATTCGGTATGAGTTGAGGTGTAATCATGATCTCATTGGCAGCAAGACTCACACGCCAAAGCCCATCCATGTCATACGGACACGGCTGGATCATGGGAGAAAACGGTAAGCGCTGGAATCCGGCAACGCCGTCAGCTTCAGAAGTAAAAGCACAAGCATTACCTAAGAGGAACAAATCATGGCTATCGAAGGCGATTCCATGTTGGTTGAACTAACAGCCGGTCAACGTGTTGCCGCGCTGAATCATGTTGCTCTACTTCGGGCTCAACTGATGGGCGGAAATTGCGAAAAAGATGTAGCCCGTTTTATTGCTGAAATGCGCGATGTTACTGACAGCAATTATCAGGATAACAAACGAGCGTTAAGCGCTATCTTTTTCCTGGCGCACATAGGTAAAGACCGGCACTCAGCCGATTTTACTGATCTCACTACTGATGAAAGAAACGCGTTGATTCGCGCAATGAACCACCTGAAAGCCGTTGTGAGTTTGTTCCCCAAACGAATGACTATTACGAACTAAATAATCCAAAGCAATTAATTGGCGTAAACCCGCCGGGATTCGCTTTGCCTGAAGAAAGGAAAATTACATGCTGAATAAATTACCTGGTACCAGTAAACCTGCTTCATATATTGAACTCGATATGATGCTGAATGATGCGCGCAAGGAAGAGCGTCTTGCTCGTGCAGAACTTATGGCCTCACGCCTCAATGTATTGGCATGGAAGATCCGTAGTGATGGAATGACACACATCGAAGCAGCCGAGCTACTTAATCAGGAAGCGGAAAAAATTCAGGCTCAGATTGAGGAGGCGCAATAATGGCTGACTCAATGGACATCGTGCAGCAGCGCACCGATGAAATGCTGGCTCGCAATATCGCCAATATCGTCAATCGCGCGCCTGCTATAAGCGCCTCATTTTGTGAAGACTGTGATACCCCAATTTCTGAAAAGCGCCGCCGCGCATATCTGGGTGTAACTCGCTGCCTTTTCTGCCAGGAAATTGAGGAACAGCGCAATAAACACCGGCAGGGTAATTCCTGATGCATGAGGAATTTGCTTACCCGTGGAATGCTCCACGGGAAGCCATCGCCAGCCCGTACCCCACCTATGAGGAAATGCAAAGCCGCAGTCAGACGATTGCGGCTTTAGTGCGTGCGCAGGAGCTACTTGAAAAGCAGCCGACTGTGATTCAGCTCGACGTTAAACGCCGCGTTAGTGATCTGGAAAAGACACAGGGAACAGCCCGCGCCAATGCGTACTTAACCAAAACATTTGTTGAGCGCACATTGCCACGCGTTGAAACCGTTAACGCTCAATATCGTGTAGGCGTAATGAAGGGGAGCACATTAAAGTTACTCGGCGGTAACGCAACTGAGCGTGACAATACGGCTGTAGCAGGTGGTCAGCTTTACAACCTAATGCGCCGCTTTAACCGCCTGCCGGATATGGCTCGCGCCGACGTTGATCTGCTTGCCGGGGATGTTGCTAATTTCATCCTGGCCGAGCTGGTACAGGCACACGCGCAGGCCAGTGACGAATCAGATTACAAATACACGCACCGCATTTACATGACCGCCGCCACCATCACCCGCGAGCTAAGCCAGACGCCTCCACTGTGGGAAAAGGTAACATCGCGCCTTTTTGACCCGGAGGAAGTTACTCCGGCAATCCTGCGTATGCAGACGGAAAAATGGTGGAAAGGCCGACTGCGCCGCGTGGCTGCATCATGGCGTGAACACCTTCAGATCGCCCTGGCTAACGTCAGCAAAAAGCACACCCCCTACGCCAGCAGCATGACCGTTTCAGAGTGGCGCGAGCAGAAGCGCCGCACCCGTGAATTTCTGAAAGGGATGGAGCTGGAAGACGCAGAAGGCAACCGCATCAGCCTTATCGATAAGTTTGACGGCAGCGTAGCTAATCCAGCTATCCGCCGCTGTGAGCTGATGACCCGCATTCGCGGTTTTGAAGATATCTGCAATGAAATGGGGTTCGTGGGTGAGTTTTATACGATCACTGCGCCATCCAGATATCACGCCACTATTAAAACGGGGCATCGCAATCGTAAATGGAATGGTGCCAGCCCGGCCGATACGCAGCGTTATCTTTGCAATGTCTGGCAGAAAATCCGCGCCAAACTTCACCGCGACGATATCCGCATCTTCGGGATCCGTGTCGCTGAGCCGCATCATGATGCGACTCCGCACTGGCACATGCTGATGTTCATGCGCCCGGAGGAGGTTGAGCAGGTGCGCAAGGTTATACGCGATTATGCATATCAGGAAGACTGCAGCGAGCTGACGACAGACAAAGCCCGCAAGGCCCGTTTTCACGCCGAGGCTATCGATCCAGAGAAAGGCAGCGCGACGGGTTACGTTGCTAAATACATTTCCAAAAATATTGATGGTTATGCGCTGGATGGCGAGACAGACGACGAAAGCGGGAAAGACCTGAAAGAGACCGCCCCTGCAGTATCTGCATGGGCTGCGCGCTGGCACATCCGGCAATTCCAGTTTGTGGGCGGCGCGCCGGTCACGGTTTACCGCGAGCTGCGCAAGATGGCTGATAGTGAAACCGCGCACGGCCTTAGCGTCGAGTTTGCGGCAGCGCATGATGCAGCCGATGCAGGAGATTGGGCTGGGTATGTTAACGCGCAGGGCGGCCCGTTTGTGCGTCGCGATGATTTGGCTGTGCGCGCCTGGTATCAGACAAGCGAAGGCGTGAATGAATACGGTGAGGAAACCGTGCGTATCAAAGGCGTTTACGCAACAGAAGTTGGTGACGATACGCCGATCTTAACTCGCCTGACAGAGTGGAAAATTGTTCCGAAACGTGCCGTTGATTTGGATTTTGAATTTCAGGACGCGTCCGCGTCCTCTCGGAGTTCTGTCAATAACTGTACGGGAGGTTTGAGATCTGAGGATTCGAACCCACCGGAAAGTTTCGATAAATACGACCTGAATAGCATCAGTAGAAAAGAACGGCGGCAGCTTCTTAGCCGGATAAGGGCGGAAAGGCCAGAAAAGCGGCATCTGAAGCTGAGGCGGTCGGACAAAATCGAAGCTGCGTGCGACAACGTTATAGCTGAGGTGAGGGATTTAAGCGGTGAAACCATCAGTCGCGGGCTTGCCGTGCGTCTGATTGGCGGCACGCAGACTAAAATCGCCGGTCATTTGTTCCGCAGCTTACCTAATGGAGAACTGGGCCGTCCAATACTGGAGCCAAAACAGTCTTTCGCATTAGAACGCTTTAACCGTTTAGCAGAAAAGCACTGTACAAAAAGAGAAAAATGATTGGTTGCAGTTGGAAAACCTTAAGCAACCGACAATCAGTTGATTAAGTTTTCTGACAAGCTAATTTTGAGAAGTGGCATAGATAAAAATGTGCCTTATCAGCTAGATAAAAAATTAATGTGGCTGGGACTTTTTTCTTTCGCAACCTGTAAATGCTGTGATACTGTATAAATAGACAGTGTTTTAGTGGGGAGGGCACATGGATAACGGTTTAAAAGAGCGAGTGATGCTTGAGCGGGTAGAATTGATTGCGCGGCTTACTTCTGAAGGGATCTGCAGGGAGCAGGACAGGGTGATCGCATTAAATCTCATCGCAGAAATAGCGCGTAATACTTCAATGGCCAATCAGCAGTTTTCGGTCGTCTTTTCGGCTATGCCGCTTGATAAGTAAAATCGAGATTTCGAAATTATGCGTATTGAAATCGTGCTCGATAAGAATCAGAAAATGAGTCAGTCGGTGGTAGATGCTTTCCGGGAAGAAGTGCATAAACGTGTAACTGCGCTCTTTCCTGATGCAGTGGTACAGGTGCGGCAGGGGAGTTACACCAAGATTGAAATGCCCGGTGTGAAAGTAGACGAGGACCGGCGCAGGCTAAATGACCTGCTTCAGAATGTCTGGGAAGATGACAGCTGGCTGCATTGATAACCGTGCTGATGCCAAAATCTTGATTTTGGCGGCAGCATGGTTGAACAACGAGCATCACGAGGCGTTAGCAAATGGGC